GTAGGTGTTGAGGCTGATCGTGCGGTCGCCGTAGCCCGTCCAGAGCCGCAGTGGAGCCGTGTCGAACATCATCTCGACGGCATAGAACGGATAGACCTCGGGCTGGGCCAGAGCGGTCAGGATGGCGGCTGGAACGGTTCTCGACATTAGACGGCCTCCATCGCTGAGAACGTGATGCCGTAGATGCTGGCCTCGTTGATCGACCAAGCCTGCTCGTTGCTGGCCAATCTGAAAAGACCCTTGGCGCTGCTTACGGTCACGGCTGCATTGTCGGCTGGCGCGGTGCGGACGTGCGGCCAGAGTTCAAGCGTGACGTTGCCAGAGCCGTCGCTGTTGGTGTCCTGCAACACCTTGTGCAAGCGTGCCGTGCCGCCGCTGCCGATCTGCACATAGTCGCCAGCCTTCAGCCAGCCAGTGACGCCGGATGTTGCCCCGTCGATGTTGATGGTGCCGCCCGTCTGCGATCCACCCTTGATGAGCGGCGTGCCTGTTGCGACACCACGCGCAGTCGCTCCGAGAGGATCGCCGAGCAGGAATGTTCCCAGTGATCCGCGCAAGCTGACGAGCCAAGCGACCCACTGTTCAGCGTCTGCGCGCTTCATCGGCGGCAATGTCACATCAGCCTGCCACATCTGCCCAGCATAGGCGAAGGCCTGCCCAGCGAAGGTGAACGGGCTTCTGCTGTAGGCCACCGCATTGACGGCCCTCAGTTCGATGCTGCGGATGCCTGTGTGTGTCGGCAGCGCGAGAGGATAACTGATGGCCATTATGCGAAGGCTCCCCCATATGCGCCACCGCGCCGCTTGGCATCCAAGACAGCCGCCTTGGCGCTGTCCGCGATCTGCGGCATCAGCGATTTGATCTCGGCGCGGACGGTCTGCTGCACGCCCGTGGAGACGTTGATATTCTGCACGACAGTCACGCCGCCGCCGCCAAGTTGGTTATTCGGGACAACCTGCGCGTTGCGCGAAGGCACGACAAGCTCTGGCCCGCGCTCCCCGACCATGTATGCCTGACCGCCAGTGACCGGGCCGCCCATAGCCTTAAAGCCAGCAATGGCAGGTGCCAGAGCCGGGAAGGCCTTTCCAACGAACCCCATGATCCCGTTGACCAGCCGCTGCACGACCAGAACCTCATAGAGCTTCATGATGATGTTGCGGGCCATGTCGCGGAAGGCGTCCTTGACCGATTTGGTGCCGTCAACCATCGACATGAAGGCACCTGAGAAAGAGTCGCGGATCGTGTCTGCGATGGCCTTCATGTTTTCTTGCTGACGTGTCAACTCTTCAGTTGCCGCCTTCGCCGCACCTCCAGCCTTGTCTGCGGCTTCTGCTGATGCGTCGCCGAAGATGTCCACCTCGGTGGTGCCAGCAGCCACAGCGGTTTTCAGCGCGCCCCAAGCATCAGAGATGCCCGTCTTGGCGTTGGCAAACGCATCCTTGGCTTTGCCAGCAGCCCCGACAGATGTTTGCTCCCAAGACTTTACGGCATCACCAGCAGATGATGCCCACTCAGAAACATAAGTGTCAGCGGCAAGGCTTTGCAAGCCAACAGAGTCAACGAATCCGTTCCAGCCAGAGATCATGTTATTCACAAGGTCTTGCCACTTCTGGGCAATCATTGCGAAGGCACCCATGAACTTAGCGACCATCCCGGCAGCCACAGCCTTAATGACAAGCAGAAGGCCATTCGCGTATCCGCCCATGCCAGCAAAAACTGCCTTGGCCAAATCCCAAAGAAGTTTCATGGCATTGCCAAAACCGCCAGCGCCCTCTTTTAGGCGCAGGAAGAGTTCGATCAGCTTGGCAGCGCCGACGAGGAGGGCGACTGGAAGCAGCCTCATCAGGATCGCGCCGACAGCCGCGAACGCCGCGCCGACGGTCATGACCGTGGCACGCAAGAAGATCAGCGCGCTAGAGAAAGAGCCAGCAGAGATCGCAGATGCCACTACGGCGGCCCTGAAGGTGACCATTGCCGATGCGAATAGGCCAGAGGCCCCAGTAGCCGCAAGCATCGCAGGCACAGCCCTGATCGCCATCGCGCCAGCAAAGAGACCCACCGCGATGATCGCCGTGTCGATCTCACCAGATAGATTGCCAAAAACAGAGCCAAGCGCGGCACCAGCCTGCTTGACCGCATCTGCCACCGCTCCTAGCGGAGCCTGAAGCACGCCAAGAGCAGAGCCAAGGTTTTCGATCTCACTGCCAGATTTCTGGGCAACAACGCCCAATGCCGCCACGACGGCGACAACGGCACCGATCACGGCACCAGCCGGGCCGAAGATTTGCAGAAGCTGCGGTGCCTGCTGACCGAATGCCTGCAAGCCGTTGGTTCCGTTTGCCAACTGAACTGCAAAGTCACCGACCTGAAAGCCTGCCTGCTGTAGAGCGCCCTTTGCCCATTTCTGGGTTGCGGTGTTGGCAAGACCAGACGCTTGGGCAAATCCCCTCATGCTGGAGTTGGCGGTGTTGATGGTGGCCGCCGTGCGGGTGACCTGAGCCTGAACGGCCTTCAACGGCGCAGTTGCGCGGTCGATGGCCTGCAACTCAAATACGAGTCTTTCGCTCATTTTCCTCGCGCTCCTTCATGACGGCAAAGTAGGCCACCCATTCATTATACTCATCAAGCGAGATTTCCTCAATCTCGGAGATGGTCTTGCCCAACCTGTCTGCCAGCGCCACCAAGTTGAGCCTGAATGGGTCGGCCATTAGTTTTTTGCGTGGTCCTCAATGCTCGTCGCGTTGAAGACAGCGCCGAACACTTTGGCGATCACTCCGACAGCCTCACTCATCAGGATCGGCTTGTCCTCAAGGGTGAACGCCTTGTCGCCCTTCTGGTCTTCGCACTTTTCAATGACCATCTCGACCATCGCACCCAAGGAGGTGTTGGTCAGAAAGTCCTTGTACTTGCGCTGGACCTTTTCGATGTCCCGTGCGCTCACAGACGTGAAGAAGAGGCGAAGGGGAGTTTCCCCCTCGCCCCATTCTTCGACATCGACGAAGCCACGTTGCTGGTCAGCCCGTTTGGCTGCAATGCGCTTCGCCAAGCTCATTAGGAAGCCGTCGCTTGCGACAGAGCGCCAGTGCCTTGCACGCTGATCGACATCTCAACCAGACCGTCATACGACGCAGAGATGGAGCGACCCGTCACAATGGCGGTGCCAGTGTAATAGATGTCACCAGTGGTCGAACCCTCGGGATAGAGGTTCAGCGTGACGGAGGCACCGATGGTCAGAGCGCCTTGGCCCGTGGTGTCGGTCTCGTCCCACAGAACGTCAATCGTCCCGGTGTAGGTGGTCAGCGACGGCTTATAGGTCCGTGCGCTATCACCCATAGAGGTGTCTTCAAGGGTGTCAGCCGATTCTTCAATCGAATACGACCGAATTTCGGCGATTGCGTTGGCTCCGACTTTGACGGTGCCTTCGCTGCCAGCGTGCGTAGCCATAGCAGGAGCCTCCTTTATTTGGCTGTTTCGACATCAGTTAGACTAGTGACATACCTTACAGCAAAAGTCATCGTTGCGATGCCAACAGGCTGCTCAGTCTCACCAGAAAAGTCGATGCTCGTCGATGTTAGCACCGATTCCTTCGCAATGCCACCTAGCGTGAAGTCCGCTCCGATAGCCTCTTCAACCTGCACCGCGATGGCGTCAACCGCGCTATCAAGCGATGCAGTGGCATTCTCATAGATCGAAACCGTGATCTCGACCGTGCGATCCAAGGACTTAACGCCCATCGTCGCGCCCATCGTCATCAGGCCAGATGTCTCAGCACCAGCGGTGACCGTGATGGCTGGCAGCTTAGCCTGCGTCAGCGGATAGACCCGCGTGGCGAAAACCCGGCTGGAGACCAGCGGCACGCCAGCGGTCAGCAGCGTCACGAACTGGTCGCGTATCTGCTTTCTGACGTGGGACATTACTGCTTCTCCAACTGAACGACGGTGACGCCCGTGCCATCATGTATCCAAGCGCGAACCTTGTATGTCACGCCAGAGATGACCATCGTCTGGTCCTCGGCGATGGACGGGACATCCGATGTGCGACAGGTCAGGCGGGGCTGCTCCTGATGCACGGAAACAAACCCGCCAGCGTCCACTGGCACCGTCTCGTTGTCGAAGATGCCGACAATCGTGCCGCCACTGTAAGTGACGTTGACCGCGAATTCATCGACGTTGAACAGTGTCAGCAGATCGGTGGCGAAGGGCAGGGCCATGATTATTCCTTCTTGGCCCGCTTCGAAACTTTAGGCGCATCGCTGGCCTGAAGGCCAACGCTGCGGTCAGCGACGGCAGGAGCCGCACGCTCGGGGGCAACCTGAACCCGGCCCATAGCCGAGAGAGACTTGCCCTCCTGCTCAGACAGTTCGACGATCTCTCCAGCACTGCGGGCAGCGCCGCCAGCCACGCAGGATTTTAGGATCAGGTAGTTTGCCATTTTAGCCTCCTGTTGAGGTTGGGGGCGGTCGAAACCGCCCCCATTCCATTTCAGTGTCATTACGCGCCGTCGTTGTTGTAGGCGAAGGACACAGCGTGACGAACCGCCACATCGACCGTCTGGAGGGCGCGGATGCGAACCGTTCCCGAGGACGAAGCGGTGTAGGGGTCGACGAGGATGTCCAAGCCGCCGTACATGCCGATCAGCAAGTCCGCGAAGTTGCCGAAGAACAGGTCGCCAGAGGTGACTTGGTTCGACACGATGGCGCGGTAGCCGTTGATCGTGTTGCCCGGCTGCTCGACCACGAAGAGACCCTGACCAGAGGCCTTTGCGGTGGTCTTCAGCGCGCCATACATGCCAGCAGGCAGGATGTAGGCGAGGTTGCCCAGCAGAGCATTGTCCTCGGCCACAGCGGTTTCCAGAGCCACGACTTCAGCGAAGGTCGGGTTGGCCGCAGCAAAC